TGGCGGTGATACTGGTGGCGGTGATACTGGTGGCGGTGATACTGGTGGCGGTGATACTGGTGGCGGTGATACTGGTGGCGGTGATACTGGTGGCGGTGATACTGGTGGCGGTTATGAGGGTTCGTGTGTTACAGGTGTTGACGATGATCCGAGCACACTACAAGTTAATGAATGCACAGGTGAAAGCACATCAACAGATTTACCCGAGGATGACAGGACAACAAATGAAAGGGAGTGTGGCATAGGTCATAGGGTTGGTGCTTCTGGTTCTTGTGAGTCTATACCTGACGGCTGTGGCTACATGAACAATCAATACGCTTGTGTTGAAGATGGTACTAATTGCGGCACTTATACAGACTTGGAAGGTAACACTGTTTCGGGTTGTTTTAATCCTGATCCTAATATCGGAGATCCTGACCCAACAAATCCCACTGATCCGACTGACCCAACAAATCCGACTGATCCGACTGATCCAACAAATCCAACTGATCCAACAAATCCGACTGATCCAACAAATCCGACTGATCTAGATCTTAGTTCTGTTAATTCAAAATTAGACCGTTTAAATAATTCAATTAAGAACGCTGACACAAATAATGTTAATAAGCTGAATCAGGTTAAAAGCTCAATAGAACAATCAAGTTCAAAAAATCATACAGATTTAGTTAATATTAAAAAATCAGTTGATGATGTCACAAGTGAATTAAAAAATTTTGGAGATTGCGAGGGGGGGACTTTTAAAGACACTCTTTTATGTAATGAATCTGAAATAACTTATTTTTCAGATTCAACGGATAAAACTTATCAATCAGTTGTTCAGGATTTCTATGATCGGATATCTAATGCGCCTATTTCTTTAATGTTTACAAATTCTTTTGAAGTACTCAATCAACAGGGTAGTTGTCCATTAATTGTTATTGACTTAGATGATGTTATTGGAACTACTATACGCTCAGGCTTTCATTGTGAATTATTAGAAAATATTCGTTCTATGTTATCCGTAATGATGATTTTAATTTTTTCTTATGCTGGTATAACTGTAATCGGTAGGGCTTAAAAATGGAAAATTCTTGTAAATGGTATGATCCTTCATGTGGTATTGATTACTTAATTGATCAAATTCAATATGTTTTTCTTATGATGTTTGAATCAATTTTATCGGGTCTTGCCTCTGTTCTTGAGCTAATACCTGTTCCTGATTTTGTCTCTCAAATACCGACAATGCAATTACCTGAATATTTTTTATACATTGCAGATATTTTTCAATTATATGCAGGAATACAAATAGTAATGTCTTGTTATTTAATTCGTTTTTTAATTCGTAGATTACCGTTCATAGGTTAGGGGATTACAAATGGCCATTTCTGCATATGTTGGATTGCCTGGCTCTGGTAAAAGCTATGGCGTTGTTGAAAATGTTATTCTACCCGCTTTTAAAAAGGGCCAAAAAGTCTTTACAAATATTCCAATGCGTACAGATCATTGTCTAGAAGTCTATGGTGCAAAGGTTGTCCAGTTTGATATAAAAGATATTATTGATAACCCTGATTGGTGGACAGAAACTTTTGAAGCGGGTTCCTTGCTTGTTATAGATGAAGTTTGGCGGCTTTGGCCTGCTGGCCTGAATATTAATAAGGCAAGAATGCAGGATAAGGAATTTTTAGCAGAACACAGGCACTTAGTTAACCAAGATACTAAATCAAGCACTAATATAGCTTTAGTAACTCAAGACCTTGCTCAGATGTCTAACTTTGTAAAAGTCTTAGTCGATAAAACTTTTCGGTCTGTAAAGTTGGATGCTGTCGGAGCAAAAAAACGTTTCAGGGTTGATGTGTATCAAGGAGAGGTTTCTGGAACTAATCCACCAGATAAGAAAAAATTAAATTCTTTATTTTATAAATATAAAACTGAAGTTTTTGATTGTTATGTATCACATACTAAAAGTGACGTTGCGGGTGATGAATCCAGAAGCGATGAGCGATTTAATCTTTTAAAATCAACAAAACTCAAAGTTTTGATGTTTCTTATTTTAGCGCCTATTCTCCTAGTATTTTTTGGAAAATCTAAAGTTGAAGATGATATCGGCCTTACTCCTTCTACGATCGTAGAAGATCAAAATGTTTTGGAAGTCAAAAATCAGGTTTTGGAAGTCAAAAAACAAAGTCGATTCAAATTTTTATCTATTCAAGAATCTATCTATATTTCTTTCAATATGGGCATGTTTCCTAATATTCGTTATCTAATAACAGTTGAAACCGACGATATATATCACGCTGTTTTTGATGAATCCCAGCTTTCTTTAATGGATTATCAATTAATTCCTATTTCTACCTGTGCAGTAAGAATAACAGGTTCAGATTTTGATCAAGTCGTTTTATGTCAAAAAGAAGGCCAACAACGCGGGGCCATTGAGAAAAGCGTAGGTTCTGCCAGTTTCTAAAGTAGTTTCTAAAGTCACTGGTCAACAGATCCCGAAGGGATGATTAACCGCTTTTGATCTTAGTTTTACGCTGTAACCACAAGTCACGGACTACCAAGGGCTAAGGATTCAATTTTAGAAGCTAATTACTAGCCCTGATTAACTTCTTTTCATTCCCTGGTTAACAAATAAAAAAATCCTTTAAAATCAATAGTTTACCTACATCTTAATGTCATAATTTAATAATTAATGCCCAAATCCGCATTTCCAGCATAAGCGACGGAGTCGCGTTGGTGGAAATGCGGCTTTGGTAGAACATACTTAATGTTCTACTCTTGTGCGGTGGAACGCACATTGTTTAGTTCATCGAGTAGTTCAGAGGTCGTTTTGTTTAGATTTTGAGCAGCTTTATCTAATGTTTCTATTTTTAGCTTATTGATAATATTGTTTTCCATTTTTGACACTGTGGCCCTTGTTGTTCCAAGTGCCTCGGCAAGTCCCTGCCCTTTAAATCCCTTCCTTCTCATGTATTCGATTAATTTTTTAGGTTTCATATTGCCTTTTATTATTCAATTATGTTACCTTTTGGAAACATTTATTTACGCGGCTTTTTGTAATGATTGATAAGCTAGAACTAAGAATACCATTTAAGGATGATTTGGTCATTTTTTCACCTGACCGGTCTAGTGGTGTCCTCCCCAGCTTTGACCGCTATATTCTTAATGATGGCCTTGAAACTAAATCTATACGCTCTAGTGATGAATCAGGTGGCATTATATCTACCTATGAAACCCATTCTTACGAATCCCTAGCCTCTTCTTATTCTGGTGTTGCTTTCTGTATTTCTTCAAAAGGGAACGGGGGTTATCCATTTCCTCACGTCATGCTTAAGTCTTCGCCTGCTAAAATCCTACAGGGTCATAATGTGTTTGGTTCTGAAAATCCAAAAACTGGCTTTTTAGAAATGATTGCGATCTTACTTGATAAATATCCAACGGTTTTTAATGATTTGGATATTATGAATTCTGAATTAATGCAGATTGATTGTACTTATCATTCAAGGTTTGAAACTCAACATTTGGCTGAACAATGTATTAAGGCGTTATCTACAACCTCAAACGGACAAATAAAAGGGCGCGGCAATTATGAAACATCTGTTTATTGGAATAGCGCGGGCGGTAATTATTCTAAGTCGGGTTCTCATATTGTGCGCGTTGCTTATCTTAAGTTACCTGAAGTACTTAAGGAAATTGAAGAACTCAAAAAAATAAAAGACAAAAAAAACTTTTCTAATCTTGATCCAGAATTTAAAAAAAGGACTTTAATTAGACTTGATTCTTTGAACTCTGTTAAAGATTATTGTATTGGAATGGTTCGTTTTGAGGGACGCATTAAAGCGCGTAAATTAAGGGACTGTGGCATCCCTACAAACATGGTTAAATTTATTAAATACTGTTCTGATCGTAAAGAAAGCACGATACAGGATCTCTGGCATTTGGCTTTCGATAAGATTTTTGAAGCATTTGAAGGACTGACGATTATGAAAACAGACGACAAAACAATACTTGAAACAATAGATTCAAAGTTGATCACTGTTTCCTCAACTGGTCGCATTAATCGCCGCCGTGCTGCTGCTGCTCGTGGTTTCTATTTTGAACTCAAATCCATGGGGTATGATTTTGTAAAGCGCAATACTGCTCCTAGAACGTTTTATGATCGTTTTAATTCACTTTTAGAATGTGGTTTAAACAAAGCATTTATTCAATCAATAGAAAATAACTCTGAAAATGTAGTTCCATTAATTAGAGAAATTTCTATTAATTTCGGAACTCAAGCACCTTCTAGTTATAAAGAACCATCTTTAAGGGTGGCGGCTGGCATGGATGTTTTCACAGGTTCATTTATTGATAATAAACCACCAATTCATAACTTAAGATTAGTTTAAAAGGAAAAATATATGTTTAAAGTTGATTGTATTAAAGGCCATTCTGACCTTCAAACCAGAGAATATACAGATAAAAAAACGGGTGAATTGAAAAAAATGCACTCTCAGAACCTATTTGCTCACATCGGCGGTCCTTTTCCTGAATCTATTAATGTTTCAGTTGACGATCCATTAAAACCGATTGAATTGGGATCTTATACCCTCGGCTTAGGTGTTGTTCGCGTTGGTCAATTCGGGCGATTAGAATTTGATTCTTTTTCTATCGCTAAGAATTTAACTAAAATTTAATTATGAAATATTTCCCCGTATGTGATGGAAATATTATAGAAAATTCACAGGGTGCTGTGTTATGTGATGGGTCTTGGACTTCTCAGATTGCATATGTTCCTTTTGATGTTGGCCAGATTGATCCTGTAGTTGCTACCATGCTATTTACAGGCGGTGTTTTTCTGGCTTTTACTCCGTGGATAACCGCCATTGGTTTTTCATTTTTACTTAAAATGATTAGATAACTAATCAAAAAATATAAGGAGTCCATTATGGACGCTGCTGCTGTTACAACTCTTGTAGGTTCTGTCGATTTTGCAACTATCATCACCGGTATTGCTACGATCGCAGGCGCTCTAATGATCCCTAAGGTAGCTGTAAAGGGTGCTCGAATGATCTTGGGTATGGTTAAGTAAAGATTCTTTGCTTATTAATCGGGGGCTTCGGCTCCCTTTTTTTTCATTTTTTTTGGTGTTTTTTATGTTAGATCTTTATTACTGGACATTTTTTGTCGCTGGTATTTCTTCTGGCTTCTTAATTTTTAAAACTTTGAGTTCTTAATATGAAAATACTTCTTTTATTTTTGTCACTTCTATCATTTTCACAGCTGTCATTTTCTGCCTCTATTGGTTTTTCGTGCAAATATGGTTATCGAAACCCTATTATTAGCGAATCATATAATCAAGGCCCCGATGCCTGTGTGGGAAACAATTTCACCGAATCTTCAGAAACTAGCGTTTTCGGTTTTGATTTTGAATCTATTCCACGGTGGGAAGGCGATGTTGCTGGTGGTAAATGTACTATGACTACTGTTACTAAGCCAGATTGCGCAAAGCCCGAAGACGATCTTCCTGATCCTCAGGGGTGCTATCCTCAAGACGGTGATGGAACTGATGCGGGGAATCCTTGTTTGCAAGAATGTGGCGTCGATGAGAATGGTGAAAAAGCTTACATCGGGTTTTCTCGAACTTGTTACGCTAACGGCGGCAATACTGGAAGCGATAAAGATAACGATGAACAAAAATGTCCTACGACAAATGGTCAAGCCTCGCATTATAACCCTTTAACTGATGCCTGTGAGGATGTCGCATGTGAACCAGCCTACTCTCCATTAGGCGAATATTTATGCGGCTCTGGTGGCGGTGATACTGGTGGCGGTGATACTGGTGGCGGTGATACTGGTGGCGGTGATACTGGTGGCGGTGATACTGGTGGCGGTGATACTGGTGGC